GTAGATTACCTCTCTTAGTGGTTGAAACGGATGTAGTCGTAGATTTCGGTGGCGCAATCGTAGGATGCAACAGCACCCTGACGCAGCATTTCACCGACGATTGCCGGCAGGCAGTACAGGCACGCCGCAGCGCGGTAGCCCATATGCTTGCCGGTGTAGCCATCACCGCGATTGTGCAGTGCGTGGCCGCCCTTCTTGTATAGCTCCCAGAGCTTCATCAAAACTGGACCTCCAGCTTCTTGCTTGCCAGATACTGGCGTTTGAACTCCTTGCGCTCGGCCATCCACTGCGCCTTATCGGCGGCGAAGGCCTCGGGCTCGGTCTTGGGGTTGTGCTTGCTGAACACGCAGTCTTCAACAGCCATGCTGGGGCCTGCGCCGCCGGCAACCGGGAAGGGCACCGTGCAGTTGTAGGCTGGCCAGAAGCTGTTCATGACCTCGGGGATGGACTCCATGATGCACTCAGTCACCATGGCGGCCTGACGCACCACCGACTTGTGGCAATCCAGATAGTTAGCGTCATGCACCGTGTTGATGGGCAGCGCCTTCCAGTCGTAGAAGTCCACGCTAATCAGGTAGCGAATCAGCAGCGCACAGGACAGCTGCACGAAGAAGCCCGACTCCCCTTGGATGGGGTAGTTGCGCATCTGCGGAATCTTGAACTCCGAGACATCGACGTGCTTCTTCTGTTGCCAGTCCCAGCGGCTCTTGGTCACTTGGCGGAACTGATAGGTCGTGCCAGACGGCGCAACGTAGGTGCCCCAGCGGAGCAGCTTGTAGACGCCCTCGGCGACTTCCAGACGCACCGGCTTGTTCTTGGCGGCAGAGTCCTCAACGGCGAGGAACACGCTGTTCTCGAACCAGCTCTCGACCTCGGGGAACGCTGCCTTCTCAGCCTCAATGAAGGCTTCGCAGAATTCCTTGGTCTTACCGGTGCTCAGCGCCATGCCGTAGGCCGTGGCCCCGTACTGGTACTGGAACGCACATGGCTTCACGTTCGTCCGCTTCACGTCCCACTCGTCGTGGTCAGGGTGCGTCTTGTCCTTGGTCCGGGCCACCACGTACTCGTAGGTCTGCTCCTCCATGGAGGCCAGACGCATTGAGTGCATGTCCAAGCCCTTGAGCAAGGCATCACGCAGGTTGCTGTCACCGGACATGACCTGCAATCCCACCGTCTCCAGTGCGCTGTAGTCCTCCTGCAACACCACACCTTCGTCGCCCCAGCGGCTGACGAACATTTCCTTCACCCGGCTGGTATCCCCGCGGGGAATCTGCTGGAGGTTCGGCTTGTTCGACGATAGCCGGCCCGTCACCGTTGAGGTGCAGTTCAGCGTGTGATGGATGAAGCCATCGGCGTCCACGTACTGGAGCATCCCGGTCGTCTTCTTGACCGTGCCGTCCTTGTTGAACGTCTGCTTCAGGTAGAACGCACCGAGGTCCTTGTCCACCTTGGCCTGCTCCTGCAACACCTTGGTGCCCTGAACATCATGGGCGGCCAGCACGTCGAGCACGTCGCCCGCTGTGCTGTAGACCGGCGTCCCGTCACGCAGCTTGCGCTTGCCGGTCCACTGGTCCTCCATGGCCTCTTGCAGAGCCTCCCGCTGCGCCTCGTCCAGCAGCCCAGCGCTCTGGTAGAGCAGGTCTGCATTCTTGGTCTGAGGGATGTCCGTCACGAACTTGTCGAACTTGGGCTGACCCTTGTTCTTGCCTGCCGTGTACCGGGCTTGGTGGCACTTCCTTTCAGTGTCATACCAAAGGCCGGATTCCTCGTCGAAGGTGCATTTGCTCTCCGGCGTGGTCCACGTCTCCTTGCCCTGCTTGAAGAATGGCGCGTCAATCTTCTCGTAGATGAGCTGGCCATCATCGTCGGTACGGTTCACCCGCCCGGTGTAGACGATGGGCCCACCGAAGATGAGCGCGGACAGGTCGAAGTCGCTGCCCCAGTTGAACTGCTCTCGGCACTCCGGCGGCATGTCGGCCGGGAGCAGCGAGCCCAATTCCTCTGCAAGTGCAGCCAATCGGTCCTCGTTCTCCTTCTTCAGCTCGGCGGCCTTCTCCATGTCCACCTTCAGGCCGTTGTGCATACAGAAGATGTTGTAGAGCAGGGCATCCATGCGGACGAGTGCCATCTTCAGCATACCGCGCTGGGACAGCTGCTGCCACGTACCGAGGAACACCTTGGTCGTGTTCGCGATGTCGCCGCCCGGCCCGTACAGATACTTGTGCAGGAGCTCGGGGTCGATGTCTGCGGTGAGCACGCCGGCTTCCCACAGGGCCTTAACCCCATCCACCTTATGCGTGCCGCCGTAGTCAACCGCAATGTCGTCCAGCGCCGGGTACTGGTCCTGCTGGTTCGACAGCAGGTAGTGTGCGTAGGCGGTGCAATAGATGCGGCCGCCCCGCTTCAGGAACGCCATGAACTCGTCGCGGTGGAACTGCAACCACCAGCTGGCTTCATAGGCTAGGTTGTGCGCCACAAGGATTCCCACATCTGGAGTGATGCGGATACCCGGCGAGCGCTTTAGCCAGTCCTCCCGGCTATCGTATCGGGTGAACCAGCGAGGGTGCACGATGGTCCGGCCTGCGCCAAATTCCACCGTCTCGCCGGCCTCCTCCACGATGTAGTTCTCGGGATGGTACGGGCTGGCCACATGGCCCAGATACTCATGGTTCTGGGTTTCGTAGTCAACGACCAGTGCCTTCATTATCCCTCCGACACGATTACTTCAATGCCGCGCACTTGGCCCAACGTGTACCCCAGCTTGGCCGCAATCTCTTCCAGCCGCTGGCGGCGCTCGTAGCGCACCGGCTTGAGCTGGAACTGGTGCTCGTAGTTCGGGCTGTGCAGAAACATCATCTGCGCCCGGCCAGACAGCGAGTCGTAGTTCTGGAGGAAGCACTGGTTGAAGGTGCAATCGAACCCATTCAGGGTCTCCAGTATCGAGTCTTCCCTGCTGAACAGGATGTCGTACTGCTGGCCGACCGGGCTGGTGAGCTTAACCACCCCAACCCAGCGAGCATTGAAGTCGCGGCTGGCTTGGTCGTACGCCCGATGCACCTCGGTCTTGTAGCCGAACGCGGAGAAGGCGTCGCACACCTTGCACATCGTCTCGAAGTTATCGGCATCGCCAGCATCCGGGTCGCCAACGACAGCAATGTCAAAGTCGTGCGGGTCCACGTTCTTGTAGATGTCCCGGACAGCGCCACCTACCAGACGGGCCTGACGGCGCACGGTGCCTTCAAGGATGACAATCACCGAACCCACTGCCATCAGGCGGCGGGCCAGACCTTCGTGAGGGATATTACGGTCTTTCTGATACATGCGGTTCTCCTTAGTCGCACTGGGCGATGTTAGTCTTCTCGGGGTGCAGGCGGTAGAAGTTCGGGTGGCGGTAGCCGCCCTGACTGTCGCGCTGCATGTAGTGCACCTCGGCAATCTTGCCAAGGTACTTGGACACGAAATGCTCGGTCATGTCGCGCCGGGTGGGGAGGTCCATGCCGGAGCAGCTGGCCTTGCTACCGTCAATGAACTCGACGATAACAGAGCCGACCATGCCCTCGAACTCGGTGCCCACGGTGCCGGGGTTCCAGCCGATGATTACTCCGTCGCGCTCGTCCTCCGGCTTCATCTTCATCCAGTCGCTGGTGCGGGAGCTGGTCCACTCGTAGGCAATGCGCTTGACCATCAGGCCCTCGTGACCATCGTTGATGGCGTCCTCGAACATGCCCTCGACTTCAGCCACTGTGGTGCAGCGTCGGCCGGTGGTGGTTCGCAACCACTCAGGGTGGTCACTGGCCAGCTGCTCCATGTAGTCACGGCGAATCATGTATCCATCACCATCTTCCGGCAGGTCGTACAGGAACACTTCCAGACGCAGGCGGCCCTCGAACACCAGAATCGGGTTCTTCTTGGTGCCTTCGGTGATGGTGTGGTGTATGCCCCCGGTCAGGTCGTAGGGCTTGTTGGCAGCACGCAGCACTCGGCGCGTCAGGTCGAACGAGTTGTTCACCATCAGGCCGCAGTCGAACTGTGTCTGGCCAGTCTGGTCACACAGGTCGAGGAACACATCGTCCAGTTCGTGCGGAACGTTGGCGTGCTCGGTCTTGCCTGAGGCTGACAGGTAGTGCACATCGCGAGTACCTTCGGCCTTGTTGTCAATGATAGTCACGAGGCAGCGGAACTCGTCGCGCTTGATGTCAGCCCACACAACCCCGTCTTCCTTCAGCCACTTCTTCAGTCTGGCAAGGGTGTACTTGACACCCTTCATAACAATCAGGTCAGCCATTCTGATTCTCCTTCTCCATTGATTCACGGTGCACAGGGCACTCCTCGCACAGCCAGCCACTGCAATCGGTGACGGCACACAGCAGACCGAGGGCATCACCCTCGGACATATCGCCGGGCAGGCTACCGGTACGGATGGCAACCACCTGCTTGTTGAGGAACTTAAGATTACGCAGTTTCTTGCCCATTGGCGGCCTCCACTTTATCGTAAGCCACGATGTCGCCGGGGTGCTTGAACTCAGGATTGTCCGGCAATCCCCAGCTCCAGTCGAAGGAGCCGCAAGGGCCGGTGTCCGTGTTGCCGTTGCGGAACGTGACCTTGACTTGCACGTTCTTGGCGAAGGGCGCACGGGCACGCCCCTTTGTCATTTCAATCATAACTCACCTCACTGGTCAATGAACCGGGCGATGTCCGGCTGGAAGATTACCTCGGCCTGCATACTGCTTGACTTGCCGATTACTTTGCGCTTGTTCTTGGGCAGGGACAGCCCACGGATAAGCTCGTACTCCGGGGCATTCAGCTTGCCCATCATTATCTGGATGTCCAGTGCGCCTTGCAGGCCAATCTTGGAATCCTTGAGGGCGGTGCCCGGCGGGTACAGCATGTCATAGCCCTCGGCCGACACCTGCACCGTGCTTATGGCGATGAAGTTGTGAATGGCTGCCAGCTCCCGCACCTCTTGGAACAGGGCCTCCATCTTCTCGTGCTTCTTCTCGGCACCCGGCAGCTTGAAGTTTGCCAGCATGTCGAACACCACGATGATGGGGTTCAGTTCCTCAATGAGGGCGGCCACCTGCGGCAGGCCCCAGCCGTGCACGTCCAACAACTTCATCTTCTGCCGGTCCCCGCCGATGGCCTTGGCGTAGCTCGAATAGAGCTTCTCCTTGGTCATTTCACCAAGGACATCACCGGACTTGCCCAGCGCGGACGAGTACAGACGCGGCCATATCTCCCGCACCACACCCTCGTTCGAAAACCATAGGATTGGGCGGCCCGGCCACAGCTTCTCGCACTGCGGGGCAAAGAAGGTCATAGCGTCTGCCATGAACGATGTCTTGCCCGAGTCAACCGGCGCACAGAAGGCTATGCTGATTGGCGGCATGATGCCCTTGATGTGCTCTTGCAAGCACACCTGCCGGAACTTCAGGCCCTCGTCCCGCTTCTGCTCGGCCAGAATCTCGTGGATGTCCGGCTCCTTGAACAGGGATTCGGCGGCGGTGCCAAGCAGCTTCCGGGTGGACATGGCCAGCCGGTACAGCTCGTAGCTCAGGTCCACTTCCTCGCCTTCTTGATAGGCGTTGACCATACGGGCAGCGTGTCCGGCCAGCGCCATTTCGTACAGCGTCTCGGTCACGTACTGAACCTGTGCCGGGGTGGCCGTCATCTTGCGAGCCGCCTCGACCAGCGCCAGAGCCGGGCCGGCAGCGTCGGGGTCCTTCATCTTGAGCTTCACCATGCTGACCAGCACGTCGAAGTCCACGTTATCAGCGTCCTTGTTCTTGTCGAAGAACGTTTTGTAGGCGCCGATTACCCACTTGGTACTGGTGCCCATGTCGTCCATCGGGATGCACGGATGCAGCGCCTTGAATCGCGTCCGGTTGGACAGGGTAGCCAGCAGGATTCTATCCAGCGACATAGATTAACCTCTCTGTAAGGGCCCGCAGCTCCGCTAGGAAAGCCTTGGGGTGGTTGCCCTGTACCAACACACTGGCCGGTCGCAGGGACGCCAGATAAGCGGCACAGGCACGCTCACCGGGTCGGTTCATGACAAGGCACGCCCGCCGATTGGCGGCCACCGAGTCGAGGTACTTCACATGGTCGCGGGTTACTAGCACCGCGCTGTCACACCGGCCCGCCGTGGCGTACGCTGTCTTTGTAGGGCTGTACCAGCGGACAGTAGCCCCACCGGTCACATCGAGCCCGAGGCGATTCCCGCTCAGGTCCGGCAGATACACACGCATCGTGTCTGGGCTGAACTCCAGCCGGGATACGTGCCCCGCCAACCTGAAGCGCTTGACAGCCTCGGCAAACTGCCGTGGATTCTTCACCAAGGCGTCCATGAATGGCTCGACCGTCTTTGGGAACCAGCCGGTCTGGGCCGGCGCCCGCATCACGATGCGCTGGTACGTCTTGTCGATGCGTGAGGTGCCCCCACAGCGATGACAGTAGCACCACCAGCTGTCGGCCTCGTTCTTTATGAACAGCGACTCCCGCTGCCCGCAGCCCTTGTGGATTACCTTTATGTCGTCCCCGACCGGCAACCGCTTCGCTATATCCAGCCATAGCCTTTCCTCTATGCGTGCCATACGTCCTCCGTTGGCTCATGTGGTAGCCTCCCGACTTGGAGAGGCTACGGCCTGAGTCATCCTCTGTTTGTCACCCCGGAGCTACCGGGGCCACACCATCGCACAGTGCACCACCAGAGCCCGGCATTATTTCAGCTTCTCTGCCAGCTGGCTGATGGTGTAGGCAGAGCCGCGCAGCTCCAGCACCTCACCGCGCAGGATGTTGGCCTCGGCCCGCAAGGCGAAGGCCTTCTTGTCAAGCAGCTGTGCCTCCTTGACCAGCAAGGCAGCCTCCTTGTCCTTGACGTTGGACTTGGCGGTCTCGTAGCTGGCGAGGCGCTCCAGCACCTTTTTAGCGAGTTGCTTTACAGACATGCTTCTCTCCTTACTCAATGGCGAGGCCCAAATCATCTGCGAGTGCAGACAACATGGCCTCTTTGGTGGTGACATCAAGGTGCCGCAGGAATGCGTACCCAGAATCGAGGTTGTGAATCAGTATGGCAATGGCCTGTGCAGCCGGGTCGCCAAACGGCGCAGCCAGTGCGGTGGGCTTGGCGACGATACGTCGCTTGGCACCGGGCTGCTGATTCTTCGGTGGGAGCTGGCAGTCTAGCTCGTGGTCTGGCCCCAGAGCGATGGCAGACATGCGCTGGGCGTGCTGTTCCTCCGGCGACAGATAGGTTACAGACCCGTGGCCCTTCTGGTCTTCGGGCTTCAGGGTAGGGGTGCGGGCATTGACCAGTGCCGTTCCGGTGCTCATCAGTGAATCACCGTAAGGGCATAGGCGAGGCCCATCACGCCGACAGTGATGATGGCGTAGGCACCCTTCAGGCGGATACCCTCCAACTCGCCCCGGTACTGGTCGGCCTTCTCGGCCAGCTCCAGATTCTTGCGGGCCAGCACCTGATTGCGCTGGGTAAGCTCGGTCACACGCTGACGCATGGTCTCGCTGGTCTCCGGCTTACTGGCGTTGGCCTTGTTCAGCTGGTCTGTGGTGCTGTTGAGCTGCGCCACCAGCGTCTCGTTGCGCACTTGCTGAGCCTTGCACAGGCGCAGAAGTTCGGCAACACGCAGGCCGGCCTGCTTGCACTTCTTGACCCGGTGTTCGAGCTTGGTCTTGAGCAGCACGCGCTCCACCTCCAGCTCCTCCATCACCTGAGCCTGCTCTACTACATCGACTTGCAGCTTATCGAACAAGGGCTTGATGCGCTTGTAACCAGCGGCGGCGGAGGGGATAAATTTCTTCTTGGCCATGTGGCCTCCTTACTTGGTGATAGTAATGCGTCCGTTTATGGATGCAAGCGGATACACAAACAGCTTAACCTCGCCACACTCGGTGTGCTGCTTGACGGTAACAGTGGCGCCTTTAATTCGGTAGCTTAGGCTCTTAACAACCTTCCCGCAAGGGCCTAAGCCTAGGTTGAATACGTGGCGGTCCTCGCTACCATCGGCATACAGTAAAGGTAGCTTTATTTCTGTGCAGACTTTACGCATACGCTACCCGACGAAGTGGAAGAACCGACCATCGGCCAGCTCGGTGCGGCTACTGGGCCGCTGGAACGGCAGGCCGGCACCGTCATTGACGGAACAATGACCGATGTAGTCGATGCAACATTCCTTGTCAATCAGGTGTCCCCGACCCTCCGGGTCAACGTACAGGATGCATTGTTGGTCAAAGTCGTCGCGGGCTATCTCGACACAGCGCACTATATGGCCGAGGTCGTTAGGCAGCAGAGCCATAACAGCCAACTCGCGCTCACCGTGGTAGTACCCAAGCACTGCCTCTACGATGTAGCCCCGGGATGCGAGCCGCTTCATCAGCGTGTCACGGTCATTAAGCTGGGCTTGTTCGTCGTTGCGGTTGTCGTCATTGGTCACGGCAATGACTAACATTGGGCGGTTAAACAGGTTCGGTTTCATTTCGGGCCTCGTCTAAAGCTCACGGTGTTAAGGGAACGGGCAAGGTGGCAGAAGTCACCGCCGGTTGTGTGGCGCAGCCCACGAGATTCCTGACTGGCTGCCAACTCGGCCAGTGCCCTGTCAACTCTCGCTTGGATTGCTGCATGGTACTCCGGGGTGGCCCCGGCAATTCGTTTCTCCTCGTGCCGCAGCCGTGCTTGCTGGGCATTCCATTGTTGCAGGTTCATTCATGCCTACCTCGTGTTTGGTTTGATGAAGGCCCTGCGAGTGCAGAGCCTTGGGCAAACCTCAACTGTGCTGCTCAGCAGCCTTGAGTTTCAGGTCGTTGTAATCCATGCAGGCACGCTGGAAGTCGCGGATAACGGTTGGTTCATCGTAGCCCGCAACGTGCACCAGCTGGCGGCCCAGCTGGTCGCGCATCACCAGCTCCAGCTTGACGCCGAGGTTCTGCTCATCGTAGCTGACGAGGCTGGCGACATTCAGGCCGACAAAATATTCGTTGTGCTTCAGGGCCGCCAGCACGGCAGCCCCTTTGACGTACAGCTGGTCGCCCAGCACGGCGAGGGTATTGGCAGCGTGGCCAGACTTGAAGGTCATTGCACGTCACCCCGCACCGCCCCTTGCACCGCTTGGATGATTCGAGCCTGTCTATCGTTGCGCTCTTGCAGTCCTGCGTTCGCACGCTGGAGCTGCTCTATTTTATCCAGAAGCAACTTGCGCTCACTGGACGGCACGGTCTGCTCAGGTGACGGCTTGCTCGCACAGATGCGGACGGTGCGGGTGCCCGATAAACCCAGCCAGTCGAACAGATTCACAGCTAGTGGGGGGCTATGGATGCCATCTGGGCCCGCAGCTGCTCAGCGTGGCGCATGGCGATGAATGTACGGGCGGCCTCCACCACTACCGCGCTGCTGATTTGCTCGCCGGTGAGCAGGTTAGGGTACGTGATGCCGGTGTGGGCATCCTTCAGGCGGTACAGCGGGGCTAGTCCGCCGGTCATATTGCAGGCAACGAGTTTCATGGTTTGTACTCCAACAGGCAGATGATGAGGAAGATGCACGCCGCGATGATTATCAGCGACGTGGTTAAGAGCTGGGTGAACAGCGGGGCATCCACCTTGGCGTAGATGGCCAGACCCGGCACGATGATGGCAATCACCGCAACCAGACCCAGCAGCAGGATGGTGCACCACTTCAGCAGGTACTTGATGACTTGCATCTAGCACCCCTTCTCAGTCAGCAGGCTGGACAGGATGAGCACCCGGTTCTGGGCGTTCTGTTCATCCGTGCTGTGTCCGTTCCCGGTGTCGATGGCCATCCAGCCCAGACCCAGCGTGAACAGGCCAAGAGCACCGGCACCCACGTTGCGGGCAGTTTGCCAGCTGCCAGAGGTCTGGGCATCCTGACGTTGCTTCTCTGCTACCAGCAACTCAGCACGCAGCTGTGAGCAGGTAGCCGCCGCATCAGTCACCTTGCTGGTGGTGATGCCAGTGTTCGCCACGTTCGCAGCGCAGCCAGTGAGAAGGGCGCCCATGAGCGCCACGATTACGATTCGTTTCATGGTTAGAATTCTCCGTTGAGGTAGCGGCGGAGCTGCTTAGCGCAACTCTCTGCGAGTGCAAGGCGTAATTCCAGACCCTCGCCCTGCCAGTTGTCGGTACATGGTGAGGTGTATGCCTCTTTTCCGCCCGGAATAGGGTAGTCCAGAGCGTCGTGCATGGCCCGGTCGTTGGCCGGAACCTCAGCGAACCACTCGGGATGGCAGCACAGGGCCACAGCACCGACGAAAGACGGAACACTGCCACTGTGCCTGCTGGTAATGCGCTCCAAGGCGAGCATCAGTTGGTCCTGCCAGTGTCCGGGCTCCCGCTGGAGACGCTCAACCAAGAGGCGCACGGCTACGGAGTGCAGTGGGCCGGCAGTGTTCGAGCTATGCGGCGGGCACAGAAGGCTGGTGTTGTAGAGCATGTTCTCCACCATGCTGGTGACGCGGAAGCACAGCCCAGATGTAGCAGCACGCTCCGGCAGCGGGCGTGCCTGCGGCAGGAATTGGAAGGCACCATTGAAGGCCCACAGCAAATCCTTGTCACGCGGGCTGATAACACTTGCCGGTCTCAGCAACTTGACAACCAGCGCATCACGCTGGGCCAGACGTTGGTCGATGACATCGACCATATGCTGGCAGAATATGCGGCGACGGGCACCGTTGTAGCCCTCCCAGAGGCCCATGGAAAGCCCACCATCCGCACCCCTTGCATCGGGAATAGGGTAGTAGCCATCGCCAGTAAGCTCGAAGCCAGTGAACGTTACGGCGCACAGGGCGGTGAAGTCCACCAAGGTTATTCGCCCGTTCTTCTTGATGGTGCCCTCGTCGAGGTACGCCTCAGGCCCATACATCGTCAAGTCCGGGGTGTAGAGCAGCTTGAACTGAGCCCTCGTCCATTCTTTGTACTCGGCAGGCTTGTTAGCGGCACTGTGCTCGCATCCCAGATAGCGAGACATGTTCCAGCAGATACCCTTCACAGGGTCGATAGGCTCACCACCTTGGGCAAGGCGCAGAAGTTCGCCCCGTACACCACGGATGAGGCGCAGTTCACGGTCAGTAAGCAACAGAATGTAGGGCATGATGTAAGTCCTTTGTTAAGGGCCGGGCCAATCCCGACGCTTAATCAAGGGGCCGCACCCGGCGGCCACCTCCATCATTTCTTGGTGATGTGCACGACCCAGCACGGGCCGCCGGCTCGACTATCCCAGCCCCGATAGGCACGGCCGTACACTGGACTGAGGTTGTCGGGTGCCTGCACCAACTCGGCAGACGTGGACCCCCGGCGGGTCTCAATTATGCGACCACAGCCAGCATGGCGCAGCTTACGCTTAGCCTGCCCCTTGGTGAGGCCAGACAGTTCGACGTAGGTGGCGAGACCACCAAAGATGTCGGAGGACTCCGGTTTCAGATACTTGCCCATAGGTCACCTCTATTTGCGGCCGCAGCGCATCATGGCGTGCAGCGGGATGGAACGGCCTGCGAGTGCAGACCGTGGTTCACGGTGTGGGCGGGCCCCTGTCAGGGCCGCCTCTACTCGGGCACGCGCCTTACGGTTGCGGTGCAGCGGGTTGTCTGGGTTGTCCATCAAGCCACCACCAGACCGCGCAGCTTGCTCAGGGTCTCGGCATCAATCTTCAGGGCATCCTGCGGGATTTCCTTGCCGGCTTGGCGCAGTTGCTCGGCCTTGGCATTGGCACCCTCGGCACGCTTGATAATGCGGGCCAGCTCGGCGTTCAGGTCGAACCCAGCCCACACCTGTTCGGGCTTGCAGTCGTACCACTTGGTGGCGGTGATGCGCTCCCAATGCTTCTCGATGAACCCGGCACCCTGCCAGCCATCAAACGCTTGGGTGGTCTCGTTCACCTTCAGCCCGGCCTTGAAGAACCACTCGACCAGAGCAGCACGGCGGACACCAGAGCCCAGCCCGGTGACCAGAGTGTTCGCCCGGCTGTAGTCGCCATGTTTGTAAGCGTGGGCCATGATGGCAATCGCCACCTTCTGGATTTGGTCCTGAAGTGTGGTGCTGGCCTTGATTACCTTGGCAATCAGGTCGTCCAGCTTGTCGTCGGCCAGAATGCTGGCCATCAGGTCAACCGGCTTAGCGACCGGGGCGGCCTTGGGCTTGTTGGCGGTGTTGGGCTTGGTGGCGTCGATGCGGGCGGTGGTAGCTGCTTTGTTCATGGTGTAATCCTCGGTGTGGTTAGAGAGTCTTGATTAAGGTCTGCGAGTGCAGGCCCTAATTCAGACCCTCTCAGCGTCAGGTACTAACCCAGCCAGCTTGCGCTAACCTTGTGGGTTCTGTTCCCCTCGGCTAAGAGAGTGGCATCGGGTGAGTGCGCTTTGTGCGTCTCTCGCCGTGCCGCCCGTTCCCACTGAATAACCGTGGACGTGGACCAATCGCTCAACCTCGTTTTACATATCCCCAGAGGTTTCAGCAGGGGTAGGTTTCTTTTGCTCAGGTTAATGGCTCCGGCCTTGCGGCCCAGCGGACTAACCTTTGCTGGCTCCCTATTCCGTCTTGGTGCCCAGTACATCAGGGATTATCGAGCCTGTCAACCGCTTTATGATTGCTGTGCCGGACTCTCACCCTCTGGGCATGTTGTCGCCGTGCTTTGCTCGATAGTATGCGTTGATAGTCGCATCGGTCTTGCTGCCCGGCTTAACCTTGGTGCTGAACCCTGTCTGACGTGGGCGCTTTGCATCGTGGCTTGTGGCCATGCTCTTACGCTTCTGCCGGCAGGCTGCACCTTCTGCGGTGGCCTTGGTGGCCTTGTCGCTCAGGTACTGCACCTTGGCCTCCAGATTAGCAGAGCGCTTGTAGCGTGTCAACTGCTGGAGGTATTCGGCTTTGCTAGGCATGGCTCTAATCCTTCTGCGAGTGCAGGGATTGGCCCTGCTGTCTGCTAAGCCGGTGGCTCTGTTGCCACCTTGGCAGGGTGTGGGCTAAACCACTGGGCCGATAGTCTGGCTCCCTGTCATGCTGCTAACTCTAAACTGATTCGTTACTACTTGTCAACCCTGCCATGTTCGTATGCCTAACAGGTGGCTACTTGAGGACTCAACCCATACTAAGGTAACTCTAGGTATTGCCTTAGCTCGCTAGGGTGCTGCCCTGTTGATGATGCTAGTAGACCATAAGCCAATACCGATTGCAATACCCTGTTGCAAATAAAGTCACCGATAGTCATGGATAGTTATTTGAATTGGTACACCATGAGAACAAGTAACGAGGTGACTAGCCCCATAGTAGCAACTAGGTGAGCGAGTGACGGCGGGAGCGATACGACCGGAGCGACAGCGGGAGGGAGTAGAGAGCGACCAGAGGAACGAGATAGGTAGAGATAGAGGTGACTGGTATCTGTCCTGAGTCGGAGACTCTCACACCAAGGGCCTACTATGGACTAGATAGAGGTGAGATAGAGTGACTACCTTGTGACTAGATAGGGAGCTGATAGAGTGACACCAGTTAGCTAGTGATTCACTAAGGCTTAGCAACGGATACAGATAGCCCACGTCAGTGGCCCGTTGCTTCGAGTTCCCCTAGTGCAGCCTCTTATTGCTAGATAGGTGCTAGATAGGTTGCAACCTGAGCCATATCCGGTTATTATCTGTTGTGTGTTACCAGTTGTGTTACCGATTGCACCGGCAGCAGACACCAGAGAAGGCCCCTAGGGTGCGTCCTACCGGCTAACATGGTACAAGCCCAGCCAACCATACCGGTTACACCACCGATTCAACCTAGAGCCATACAGGAGGCATACCGATGAGCTACCGTAGAGACGTGCTGCACCAGCTACTAGCCCTAGCTGTGCTACTCTTAGCACTGGGGATGGCCCTGTGAGCCCCTGAGCGGCCCTAGGCTGCATTCCTCGGCCTAGGCAATGCCCTAGTAGCCCTGTGGGTGCAGGCCTCGCCCTAGCGCCTCCTAGGGGCCCTATCTCCCCTGACAGGTGCGAGCAGGGGCCTATGGGGGATTCTGGAGGTAGCGCGAGGGGTCGCCTAGGCTTCACGTTAGCGCACCATTTTTGGTCTGAAGGTATACACCCGCCAGTCCACCTAATCAGCTAACTCGGGTGCCCTATCTAGCTGGACAGGACACCCTGATTAACAAATTATTTTTTGCTGTTGTACTCGTCCACTATCTGTAGGACTGCTGCGTGCTGCTTATTCGCTTCCTCAAGGGCACCCAGAGCTCGTACAGCGTATCCTGACAGCTGTGAGTAGCTCAGGTCCTCCGGGACATCTGGAGCTGCCACAGGAGCTCTCAGGCTCTCAGGGACGTGCACTGGCTGCCGAGGCGCGCTTGCGCAGCTCGTCAACGACATGACGAGGAACAGGCTCAGCACCACAGGGACCGTGACCAGCTTCAGCCCGGCGTACAGCTTCATCAACTTCTCCACGTAGCTTCTCCACATCTGCCCGGTGCTTAGCAGCCTTGGCCTCAGCCTTGGATACCTGACCGGTGTAATCGGCAAGGGCACGCTGTGCTTCCTCCGCCGCTTCCTGAGCCACTCTAGCAGCTCCATGATAGTGCCACAGCCCGATACCCAAGGCCGCTGTCAGAAGCAGCCACAGGCCGGCTAGTAGTGCACGCCAGTCAAGCACCATGCTTGCTCTCCTGTCCGCCGGTTGATGAGGCCCTTGCTGGGCTTACCGCCGGCATTGATGAAGTCACCCAGATGGTAGCATACCCGGTCCCAGTTCTGCTGGGAGGCGTAGCTGGCAATCTGTGTGGCCCGATTAGCCTTGCGGTTCCAGCGAGTGCCATAGCAGCCGTTATTGTAGACGAGGGACACTGTAGCGTCGAACACAGGGCCCGGCATACGCTTCCCGTTGAACCAACGGTCCACGCACTGCTCCGCCTCCTTCACGTCTTCCTTGAACCGGTAGGCCACCTCCTTGAGGTCGATGACCTGCCCCATGCAGACGCCCTTGGTCGAGCCGATGCCGATAGTTGGCACCTGCACGATGTCGCGGTAGGCTGTCAGTGTGCAGCTCTCCCACTTACCGATAAGGGCTAGGCCCTCGGGAGAGGTCCTTAGCTCGTTCGGGAAGAGGCCGGCCACTAGGCCGAGAGCTGCTGCCACTGAACAGCCCACTACCGATTTCTGAATAGTGGACATACATTCTCCTTAGGCCGGCTGGCCGTTCTTGTATGGCACCTCTCCGTCAGCTGACAGCGAAGTCGTTGCGACCACTACCTCTGGTGCGACGAAGCCGGGCAACTGGGCAGCCACGTTCTTGATGTCGGTGTAGAGCGAAATCAGCTCGCTCTTGGCAGACGTGGACTGCGTGAGGCGGTACTCACTTGCCGCCTTATAGCACAGGGTGCGCGGGTCAGGCACACCCACACCGAGCCACACACCATCAGCAGGGTCGCCGTGCGCTACATCGAGCAGAGCAATCTGGCTGTCGGCGAATTCGTCGAGCAGGTTGGGTGTATCCGACCCATCTTGGGCGTTAACCCGGGCGTAGTCCAGAACACGGGAGATAGCGGCGCGTAGGGCTGCACCGCAGGACAGGGACGGGAGGTATTGCAGGGTGGTTTGCATTATCGACGATTCCTTCTAGTCTGGAGCATGTTGTGCCCACTATGGGCGGAGTTCTGGTTGTACCTGTTATGGCCGAGGGGGTCCCGCCAGAATGCCTTGGCATCAGCCTCTTGCTTCTCGCGTTTAACCTCCTCTTGGTTAATCTTCAACTTCTCGACGAAGTGCTGGCAGGCGCCGGCCAGTGCATCTAGTCGGTCATCGTGGACCAGCGAGTCGCGGTCACGGGTGATACCGTTCATCTGGGCGCACATGCAGTACGTCAGCCGGTTCACTTCAGGATGCTTGAGGAGCGTCTGCTGCTCACCCTTCACTGCCGACTCAGCCATGATAAGCGAGCCACGGGCGATGATTGGTTCCAGCACGTCGATGATGCGGGTCTCCTTCTGACCGAACACCATGTCTTCCTCAACCGAGAAGGTGAGCTCGTCGTCCTTGGTGGCCTCACGGAGAACCGGGAGGAACACCGCAGCGAATGCACCGTAGCCGAAGTTCTTCTCAATCTTGACTACGTTTGGACGATACAGCCGGACGAGGGACGCAAGGTCGTTCATCTGGGTCTCGTCGTACCCGCCCTTTACCCCGCCGTATCCGAGAACGAACAGAGTGGAGTTGAGGAAAGCAACACAGGCCCAGCCTGTCTCGTCACCACCTCGGGTGCCTTTGCCTTTACCACCGCCCGCTGGGTCGATGTAGAAGCAGATGCCTTGTGCAGGCTCAAGCACGTCTCCAACAGAGTGGACGTTGGCGAACCGGTAGGTCTTGCCTTCGATTTGGTACTCATGAAAGCCGAAGCCTCGCTTGATTGTGAGAGGGAGGTCATCACCGGGCCGCATGGGCAGAATCGGGATGTTCTCCGTCTTGAGTGGGTAGCGCTCAGCATCCATAAGCCGGGTGTTGAGCATGTGCTGGAGTTGGAACCACGCAGGACCTTGGTCACGCTCCTTGAACTGAAGCACCTCCTCGCTGAGGAAGGATGGCTCAATCGGTACGCCTTGGTCGCCGGCAGCACCGCCAGAGGTCATCAGCTGCGGGTACTTGTCCATCATGGCACGCAGCATAGGTGCCAGATGCTCGCCGTAGTGTGGCAGCTGTGCCTTGGTAGGGAAGCGTCCCGGCCAGATACGTATGGTGTAGCCACGGTCGGCCAGCGTGTTGTAGATGGAGTCGCTGGACTGCGGGGTGCCCAGATACAGGATACGGCCGCTCTGGTTGATAGACGCAAAGTCCTTCGTCTTCAGCAGCAGCTGCTCACGCATCGTGGCGGTCAGGGAGTTCTTCTGGGACTCCACGTCATCAGCGAGCAGGAGGTCTGCCCGACGGCCCTGCAAGTTCGCGGTGATACCGCAGCAGGAGACACTGGCCGACTTGTCCAGCGGACGCAGCGAGTAGTGGATGTCGAACTTCTCAACCGATACCCGGTCTCCCTTGGACTTGTCCGGGCGGATACACTCCAGCACATCCATGTTCATGATGAGGCGGATGATGAGGGTGCTGATGTCGGTCGCTTGTGAGCCACCCGCAGACACGATTAGGATACGCGCCTTGGGGTTGTGAATCAGGGTGTGGATGCAGTATGCCGCAGCGATAGTGGTCTTCGCCTGAGAGCGCTGGGCCTGCACCATGAGGTACTTCGGGCCGGTGGCCATGAACTTGCCGATGTCCGCTTGAACCTTGGTCAGGCCGAAGCCAAGCTCTACCATCACATCGGTCAGCAGGACGTTGAAGTCCTTGTAGTGGATTTGCAGCGCCTCCAGCTGCTCCATCCGAATGAGTCGTTCCTGTTCGAGGTCGGTCAGGTTTGCGAAGTCCTCATCAGAAAGGAAGCGGAGGGACTCACCCTCCGCCTCAAGCTGCTCCGCTAACGCCTGCTCCTCCTCCAGTGTCAACTCTGCCTCAGCAGTTAGGGCACTGTAGGGGACAATCATGAAACCTCCTATTGAAGCCGAACGAAGTCGTCGATGTCGAGCTGGTCCAGCTCCTCAATCGGGATAACACCGGGCGACTGCTGAGAGCTGGCCGACCGGGCTTGCAGCGCTTCCTTGAGCTTGCCTGCCGCATTGGTGCGGGTAGGCACGATGCCGATGTCGTTGTCCTTGAGGAACTGACGGGCTGCGTTCAAGTCTGCTGCGGTGGCCCACCCTTTGTTGATGGTGCGGGCCAGTGAAATCAGGGATTCGTTGAGCAGCAGCTTAGCCAGCTCCTCGTTGGACATGCTGCGCAGGCGCTCCATGAACGCCTTATCTGCCGCTTCGTCTGCCGCCGTGGTGTCGGGCAGGTCATTCTCCAGTTCGTTTTCCAAAGAAGGCCTCCTTGATTTTGATGATGATGAGCACGACGAGGTACACTAGGGTCACGATGTAAACCCAATCCTGAAGGGACACACCAGCGATGGTGAGACCCGTTACTGCGAGCGGTGGAGCAGCCAGTGCTGTCTCACCGGCTTTATCCACCAGCCACATTTAAATATCTACCCCCCGATAGCCGAGTTATAAATAGGCGCCCCATTTATACAGTATACCCCAACTGCAAATACAGCAGTAAGCCCTGAACTTGCTGCTGGAAGTGAGTTAGACCTGTGGCGCAACCTATACATTCCTGCTGGTGTTGGTTGGTTTATTACACGCTCGATAGGAACACCAGCAGTAAATGATGTCCCGAAACTGACCTCCTGCGAGCCACCTTGAATACCAATTAAGATTGGGTCTGTTGTTGTGAGTGTCACCGACGGAATCATTACAATCCTAACGTTCGACACGACACCACCAGCAACCATCCACGAGTTGTCAAGTGAGCTGTAGCTAGACATACTAACGCCAGTGGTAGTTCCGTGCATTACCAGCGTCTTATTAACAACTAATGCAACATCAGCTGCTATAAGACGGTTGACGTACAACCCGGAGCCTAGAGATACCTTACCAGTACCCCTGAACAGTCCGGAATCGAACGACTCAGAGTACAGGTTACCGATATCAACAATAGAACCGGAATCCAAGTACACGCGCTGGTTTCGTGTTAGGTTAAGGTTTGATATGATTAGTTGCGGAAAGTCAGCGTTAACAACAACAAGGCCAATTTTATCCACTGCCTTGGCGCTTCTTCCATTTGCCTCAATGTACACTGTTTGGAGAGTGCTGTTAACACCCTTCCGGATAACAAGACCAGCACCGTATGAGTTCTCTGCGCCTACGTAATCGAAAGCGCAGGAGTTTGCGCTCCATATAGTGATACCAGCACCGTTCAATGAATCAACAGCAGGGTCGTACGTGTTATCCATACCAGAGTAGTTAGAGCGTATATTGTTCAATGCACATGCGTTTACTTCATTCAACCCACCCTCTGAGTACAGCTTGCGTCCGAAAACCATACCGTACTTAAGCGCATCACGAGATACACCCCCAGAGAAGTCGCAGTAGAAGCACCCAAGTACGTATAGGTTCACCTCTGAGAAGCCCTGCACTGTTAGCCTAGAGAAATCCGACTCATTAGTGGCGTGCCTAGCATAAACACCAACCCGCACTGTGTCGGTTGCAAACACAGTGCATTGACTTATCCCAGAGTACGACAGGTACTCTGGAACGTTGCTGGACCCAAGTGTTCCTTTTGTGGCATTTACAAGAACCGGCCCCGTGAATCCCGGGGCGTTGGATATGCGCGAGCGCCTGCGAGATACGCCTCGGATTTGAACAAAATCAAGTAGTTGGATTGTCTCAGCAGAGTAGAAGTCACCTGCGGGAACTGTTACTACACCGCCGCCCCTTATTGACTTGCTCCTGAGCGCCTCGTTTATAAGCGTGTTTTGCCCTACTACCCAGTTAGCTAGTGAATCGACATCTGACCCATTAAGCAGACCTACGCACACCATACCGGAGTCTGGTGCACTGTTCGGCAGTATATCCCTACTACCAGAAATAGGTGAGTAATATAACCCATCGCTATGCACAACTGCTGAGACACCTGCAACAACGCGAACCCCACCAACTGCGAAAGAGCCGACTCTTGCGTACTGTGACTTTGTATACCCCTCACGAAGTTCGCGGGCTGTGGAGTACACGTTAAGGTCAGACCACATAGAATTAGGCTTGTCACCTTCTGCTACAACGTAGCCATCCGCAGGTATATTCCCAGTGTATTTATAGGGCTTTCCTGTTGACAGGTCAACTACAGCATCTGTTGGCGTGCGCACTACGCAACCGTACTCAAATGTCCCGACCAGACTAAACCCGTTCCACGATAACCGGTACCCCTTCTCGCCCATAGCCGAGTTGTAGGCCTGCATGGATTTAGTGATTGCAGAGGATGATTCAACCTTTGCAGCCTCTGCCACACCAAGAACGCTGCTTGCCTTTTCATCAGCAACCTCTGCCTTTGCAAGAGCAGCTGCCGCTACCTGCAACGCCTCGGAAACCTGCTCAACAGAAGTTTCCAAACTGGACCCGAACGTGTCAAAACGGTCCAACATTTCAGCAGCCACAAATACAGCCTGCTTAGCATTTCTGTCTAAGTTATCACCTGTGAGTAGCGCACCATCTGAGAACTGGGAAAGGGGTACTACTTTCGGGGTGTCCCTGTAAATAAGTACAGTCTCACCAACCAGTATCGGTCTTGATGTGCGGACCCGACTCGCAGAGCTGAATTGCAGGGTAACTACGTCCCCTGTAGACACGAGGGCCTTTACATGTGCCCGGTCTATGTAACCACCTGCGAAGTTTATGTCGAATGTGTCGCCGCCTGTACCGGAGTATAGGTGCATGGTTTTGTAGTCCCCGCCAACGCGCAGTACGGAAAACCACTGGGAGTACAGGTTCATGTTGATTCCTCGTTTCTTGTTCTAATGGTGTACCGAATCAGGGGCCTTTCGGCCCCATTCGCGCTTAGTCTTCGATTGCCTTCTTGACACCAAGCATCAGGTATGTATTGCCACCCGGAAGTGCCTTGAAGGACTTGTCCCAAGCCGTACTCCACTCGCCTGTACCGACAGCAGCTTGGCCAACTGCGGTTACAGCTCCGCCAAGATTCGTCACCACGCCTGTCAGCGGGGTATCGGACCCTGATTGGTAGCCGCCGCCAGACAGGATGTCTGCCACGTTGAACAGCTCTGACGAGATACCGAGCAGCGAGGCCATCCGTGCAGTCTGGAGAGCGACACCGGTAGGCGTCAGGCTCTGCTCCAGCTTCTTGGAGGCGTCCTTGCTGGTGGCAGCGTCGAGGTAGATGCGGGCATAGGCCAGCAGGGTGGCGAAGGCGATACCAGCTGTTGCCATACCAACGGTGCCGGAGTCGGCCATGGTCACGTTCCGGGTGAACACCTTCTCCTGAGCCCGCAGGCCAACGGCCCGGAACTTGGCGAACAGTGCACCCAATGCGTTATTGGTGGCCCATGCCGGCAACTCACCGACATAGGACTTGTCCATGCTGGACTGGGTGGTGTATCGGTGGGTGGCAGCAACCAGAGACTCGGCCGCCAGCTTGTCATCCCACTGGGACAGACCAAACTCAGTCTCGTTACCATACTTCTTGAGCTGGGCCTGCACCCGAGCCAGCAGCTGGCCTTCGAGTCCGACATCAGCCAGACGCTTCAGGCTTGTACCCTTGCGCAGAGCCTTGTGCATGAACTTGACCGTGGTGTGCGACATGGCTGTCCCCATCGCCTTCTGGACAGCGTGTGCTCCTGAAATGAAGCCGACATTGTGCGCGGCGGTCTGTGACAGGCGGTGAAGGCTGGTGCCATCAGTCGTCGCTACCCCGTTCATGTCGGTCCCGGTTGCCATGAACAGCTCCCGGTCCCGGCCCTCCAGCCCATGAAGATAGGCTTGCAGGTCGCGCCCTAACTTGGTGGGTCGGCCACCCTTGACGAAGGCGCTACCGTTCAGCACAGAGCCGACAGTCTTTCTAAGCGCCTCGGCCATACCACTGATGCCGATGTTGCCTATGGCAGCTGGTAGATCAGCAATAACGGACAGTGGGAGCTTACCCATCATAGTGGCATAGGCCATGTCGTTCAGCACTCGGACAGCCTGCCCATCCAGAGCGGACGGGTTGCGGTCCTTCAGCATGTCGATGATGGTGCGCAGTGCCTCAATCTCCTGCGGCTTTGCACCGGCACGGGTGGCAGCAGCAATGGTGTCTTGCAGGTTCTGCTCAGTGCGCCACCCCAGCTTAGCCAGAGCGACATCACCACCGGCTGACTGGACTTCGCGCTTGGCCACGGTAGCGTAGTCGTGCACAAAGGCATCCAGTAGGTGCACCGTCTCGCCATTAACCACACGGCTCTCGGTCAGCGGCATTTCCCGGCGGCTGGTGTCAGCCCAGCGGCGGGTCAGGCCCTCGCTGAACTGCTCCAGCAGACCGTCAGTCACTGTGCGGCCATGTAGCATTTCCTCTGCCAGCTCCTTGCTCAGGGTGAGCAGGTTAGCCTCCGAGTTCATGTACTTGCTGGCCGGGTCCGTGATGGCGTTGTCGAAGTAGTGGTCAGCCTTGCGGCGGGCCTCCTTCTCCATCTTCTTCTCCAGCTCAGACACACGCTTCTCGAAGTAGCGGTTCGGCCCACGTAGGAACTTCTTGGACCAGTCCGCCTCAGGGTCGGCCTTGGCACGCTGCATTGCTTGGTCGAGCCACGTCTGGCGCTCAACATCATCCCGCAGGCGTGCTACCTTGGCCCGGACCTCGGCTTGGTACTGATCACCAATCATTTCACGGATGGCTGCACGCTTCTCGGGCGCCATGGTCTGGAGACCCCGGTAGTCGAAGGTCTGGCGAATGAAGCCAGTGCTGTCTTCGTTCATGAGCTGCTCGTGGTGCTCCGTCTTATTCGCGATGCGCATCTGACGAGATTCCTCCATGATAGCATCGTGGATTCGGCCAGCACGCTGTACCGGCTCCGGTGCAGTGCTGACGTAACCCTCGGACGAACCACCGTGCTCACGACGATACAGGCGGTGCTGGTAGCGCTCCAGTGCCACTGCTTTGGAGAAGGCAGCCTGTGCGGCCCCATCACCACCAGCAGCATGGCGCAGCTTACCGGCCCCATCCAGCGAATCGGCGTAAGCCTTGGCCAGCTCAGGGTAATACTTCATTTGCAGGCGCTCAGTCTCCACAGCCTTCAAAACAGCGGCATTACGGGCTTCCTGTTTACCCAGACCGGCGGCATTACCAGCCAGCTGGGCACCGAGGAAGCGCACGACCTTGTTATCGGACTTGGCGAGGACTACACCTGTGCTGTCGGTCCAGCCGAACAGCTTCTCACGTAGGTTGTTCTTCAGCCATGCCTTGCGGCGGGCCTGAACAGTGCCCAGCACAGCGGATGACTCATCCCATGCCTCGGCAGCACGGATGACTTGCGACGGGCCGGCACCATGAATTCCTCCATCGTTGGTGGGGACTTGGGTGGTCTGGTCGAAGTCAACGGCGCGGCCTTCAGTGGCAAGGTGGTCGCCTGACTGGTACTCAGGTTGGTTTGTCTGGCGGGCTGACATCAGCTCGTGTTCGGTGGCACCCCATTTAGGGTCCAGCTTACGAGCGACGGCCCCGACGCCGATACCGAATACTGCGGAAGCCCCTGCATTAAGCAGTAGCTCCTCTGGGTTAACATAGCCCTTATCTGCCAGCTGGACAGCGGTGGAAGTGGCAGCACCTGCAATAGCAGCGTCGATGCCGGCACGAGCCACGGCGCCTGCGGAACCACCAGCACGGATAATGGCAGAGCCGGCACCCATCCCGCCAATCGGGAGAGCAACAGGGTCAGCCATACCACCGAGCATGATAGCGGCAGTCATCCCGGCCTTGGTGACGCCGGGCTGCATAGAGAGCTTCTGCCCGAAATCGCGGTTGCCTTGAATCCGTGCAGCGATAGAGTCGTAGTCGGCTTGAGAATGGGCGGCCATCATCATGGACTGTTCGTCCTGATTCAGGGTGCCAAAGCGTTCGCGGAGTTCCGAGGTCTTCGTGTTCAGGTCAAAGCTGTCTTCGGCAGTACGTGAGCCCACCCGGTCTAATGCCGAGGTGAGGGTCTGTTCATAGCCGTAGGACAGGGCATCGCGTAGGGACAGTTGGTCGGCCTCTGCTTGTTTAGTGAGGTAGCTGTGCAGGTCACCCTCAACACCCTGCTGGAACTGCTCAGGCGTGACGTTAGCGTCTTCCTGAACGAGGTCCGATGCAGAGCCTTGGAGAGCTTGCTGGGCAGCTGCTGACTGAATAGAGCGACCGTATGCGGAAGTCCTGCCCCCGGCGTTCACGTAGTCCTGAGCATAGGCCATGTACTGGGCTGTCTCAGGGTTCAACTTCTCGCCGGCTTGGTAGGCAGAGCCCGCCTTGTTACCACCGTTGTAGTGGGCCACAGCAGCACCAACATCCCCGCCGTACTGCTTCAGGAGGTCCTGATAGAGCTTGGCGGCTCCATTAATGCTCTGCTCGGGGTCCATCGGGTCGGTGATTCCGAGGTACTCGAAGTTGGCAGGCATGATTTGCATGACCCCGGCCGCACCCTTTGGGCTGGTGCGGTTCTGCGGGTCGTTGCGGTTCTCAATCATCATCGTCAGTTTCAGCAGACCTTCCGGCAAACCGTGGGCTGCTTCCGCATTAGCGATGAGAGAGTCATACTGTGTCGCCCTGTTCATGTCTGGTCGGAAGGTCATTGCTTAGTCCTTAAACGAGGTGTCAAATTTTACCATCTTGCGGGCGAGTTTGGCGCCTTCGCGCTTCTTCACGCCAGCAGCGTTTACTGCTTGTGCCATTTCGTCGGCGCGGAAGAACACGCGCTGGTTCACTTCGCCCTTCTTCACATCGGCCACATAGGTCCCGTTCCCGTAGCGGGTGACAGCGCCAATCTCGAACCCCGGCGCCTTCGACTCTACGAGGTCGCCCAGCATAGTATTCAGCCGGCCGTCCCGCTCGTCTTGGATTGGGAAATCGAGGTGCTTGTTCACTTCTTGCAGGAGGGTGCCTGCTTGTCCGTTGTTCACGATGTAGTCCCCGAAGATGTCCTTGTCCTTCATCACTCGGGCATACGCCATTTCAAGGATGTCGGCCTGTGCCTTGTTCGGGTACTCCTTGGCCAGCTGGGCATACTGCACCCCAGCCTCGTCCTGAATCTGGAGCTGAGCACCAAACCCGAGGTTACGCCGGCCGCCCAGCATCTTGGCGAAGAAGCCGGGGTTCATCAGGTCCTTCACCTCGTCCTTAGCCTTCAGGAGGTCAGGGAGAGGAATCTGGGCCTGTACCCGTGCTGTCTCAGCCTTGCGCTTTAGGGATGCCATGTTCTCTGGGGTGAGCTCCATTTCAGCAGCGAATTCCGCCAACTCCAGATTCTGCCCGAAGTAGGTCTCCAGCACTGCCGGTCCCTGTTGGCGCAGATTGTTGAAGGTGTGGCGGAAGTTGGCCAAGTCCTCGGCACCGGGAGTGCTGCCCTGTACCAGCCGGCCTACCAGCTTGTCGGTGTATTCCTTCAGCGGTTGCAGAGTCTGTCCCTGTGAGGCGAGTCTGCTAACGATGGTGGCTGCACCGGGATGGTCCTGCATGAACTCCTGTGAGGTCTGCTGGTCAATGGCGAGCTTGGTCCGTGGGTCCACGCCGGATGCCTTCATGGCACCGGGGCTGCCGTTGGAGAGGGCCACCTTGTAGTTATCCGCCTTGGCCTGCTCATCCAGCAGCTTGGCACCGGCCGTCAGGCCCAACTTGTCCTGCTGTTCCTCGTAGCGGTCGTAGGCTGCCAGCAACTGGCCCCGCTCGTCGTTGTCGATGAATTGGTTCAGGCTACCGCCGGTCTGCACGCTCTGTGCATCGTTCAGGTAGTCGATGGTGGCAATGAGGTCCTCTCGGGAGCTGTATCGACCAGCAGCGATTTGGGTTGGTGCGGTCTGCATCCACTCAGCCCAGTTCTTCGAGTCCGGGTTGTTCTTAAGCCAGTCGGCCCGGCCAGCTTCAATGCTGCGGCGGAACTGCTCTTGCTCATCCGCGGTGGCCACCTTGCCGGCGGTGTCCTTAATCAGGCCAGCCATTTCAAAGTTGCCGAGAGCGGCGTGCTGTCGGGCTGCACCATTCATAGCCTCCAGCCATGCCCCGGTCGTCTGACCCGGCAGAGGCTTCAGTGCCTCGGCGGCCTGAATCTTGTAGGTTTCATAATGCTCGGCCGACATGTTGCCGGTCATCATCTGCTTGCCCGCCTGCGACAGCGCATCCCCGTAGGACTTTATTGCATCGGCTTGGGACACTGCGGCTTGGCGCTGCTGCTCCTGCACCGAGCTGCGGGTGAGCTGGTCGAAGATGGCCGGCATCCGTTGCATGGCCTGCTGGGCAATCATGGAGTCAGCCGCATCGTCGCCGGTAGCCATGCTCTCGACGAACTTGCCAATTACAGCACGTTGCTCGTCCAGCGACATACGAGACAGGTCGCCCTGATTCTCCTGAATGTACTTGTCCATGGCGTTGACTGCGGACTGGGCCTGCACTGCCCGTGCACCCCGTACCGCCGCCCCGTCGCCGAAGATTTGCTTGATGCCTTCATCCTTGGCCACGGCCGCCACGCTGTTACCCTGAAGGGCCCGCATGTAGCCGTCCTTGAATCTCTCCTCTTGAGCCTGATTCAGTCTCTCCGACAGCGCAGGGGACAAGGCGGACAGTGCCGCCATGTTCCGTTGCTCAATCGCTGAGAGGTTGGCCAGAGCCTCGCGGGAGTTGTCCCCCGGTTGGTTCATGATGACCTGTGCCGGACTAGCGCCACGGGCTGCCACCTCCGAGGAGAAGGTTGCGCCTACCTGTGCCGCTGCCGGTTTGGGTCGTGCCAGCGCCCCCGGTGCGCTAATGATGTCCGTCATTACTTACCTCCGAACAGCCCACCGCCGCCCTTGGCGCCGCCTAGGCCCTTGTTGCTTCCACCTGTTCCGCCACCCTTGAAGATGTCGAACATGTTGTACTCTGGCTTGTACCCGCTGCTTTGCAGGTTCATGCCGCCGCTGTCCCCGCCTCCCAGCTGGTTCATGTTCCCTTGGAAGCCATTGGCAAAGTCCATGGCACCCTGACCGAGCGTCCACTTCATAGCCTTGGTGGTGTCGAGCACCATATCCTTCGGGGTCATGTCCAACGAGGCGAACACGTAGGACTGGTCGAGATTGCTGAAGGCATTGTCCATGAGGGCCGATTTGCTGGCCTCGTTCATGAACCGCGCATCCGTCTCGGCCTTCTCGAACGACTTGTCCACCCGCGCCTGACGGAGGGATTCGGCGTTCTCAATCATGCTCAGGGTGTTACCGCCGACGCCAGCCGCAGCCTTCTGAGCTGCAATCGCACCCAGCGTGCCCGCACCCTCAAGGCGAGAGTCGATACGCTGGGCCGACAGCTGGTCCATGGCGCCGGCTGCCTGCTTATCTTGGATGGCCAAGTTCTTCTCCATGGCCTCCGTCTTCTTCCGGTTTGCCCGGTCTTGTTGGAATCGGTCGAGGTCGGCAAGCGCAATGGAGAGCTTGTTGCCCTCCTTGCGCAGCATATCCTTACGCTCGGCTCGGCCGGAGGCCAGCTCATACTGGGCCCCAGCCACCTTGCGCTTTATTTTGTTGTTGCCGTACCCTTCGATTGTGTTGACCGCGCCCATGATGATTTGAGCCCAGACCATTACACCCTCCGTGCGTTGTTAAACCAATGCCCGGTCCACTCGATGCTGGCAATCCCGAAGGGCAGCCAAGTCATCGCCGAGAGGGTAACTTTGCACTCCCGCACCTCCTTGCCTACTGGCACTCGCACTGTGGTGTCGAGGATTGGGGCAGCACCGATGATGTTCTGCTTCCGTGTTAGGAGGCGGCCATCAAATGCGGTGGTGCAGAGCTTGCGGTCTGCATCCTCCCGGTAGGCCGTCAGGCCACCAGAATCGTGCAGTGTGATGCTGTAGTTCAGCAGTGTCAACCGGCCGTTGGTGATGGCCTTGTCGTTACGGTCCCGTAGGTACGGGTTGGTCAGTTCCAGCGACGACTCGAACTCCCAACCGAACGTCAGGAACTCCCGGTGCCCAGCCTCATCATACCACGGCATGTTCGCACCAACGTCTTCCCATTTCGACCCCAGCATGTAGTATCTATGGGACTTAAGGTAAGCCACACTGGCCTCGTTGTGTGCTGCTTGGTCTGCCCACAGAGAAGCAGTGGCCACATCTTTGTAGCCGCGCCAGCTATCGAGGTATGGATAGTCGGATATTCGGGTATCCAGTCGGAACAGGTCCACGAACATCCAGCTGCCTCGGCCCGGCCGCGAGCGAAGCGTCATGCACAGGATGTCGCCCTGATGCTGCGCAATTCCCATGCAGGCGCCTAGCATTGGGTTCCATTCCCATCGGCTCCAGCTGTCATACAGCCGCTCCCCGCCGCCCATGGCGTCTAGGTAGGAGTAGACGTAGAAGCCGTTAGGCATGTCGTAGGTCCGCACGAACACGTTGTAGGGTGACGTTGTACACAGTAGTTGAATAGGGTATCCCTTGAGATAGCGGTCCAGCTGCTGGCTGCATTCATACGCCTCTGCTGTATCAGCCGACACACCCAACTGTATCTGGTGTACAGACCCCCTGACGCTGGCATCCTTGGCGAAGAACACGAAGTTACCCGATGATTTAGGCTGGGCCCTAACCGCATCCTCGTTAGCAGACATAATCTGTATGGAGGGGTTCTTCGGGGTTAGTGTAACCCGCCCCGGAAGCACGTACTGGAACTTACGGCCGAACAGGACGTGGTTGCGGTCGAACGAGGTGTCCCACTTGATGGTATCGTCCTCGCTGCCAAGGGCGTACATTTCAATCGGGTCGTTGTCCAGAACGTCCAGCACTGTCTGCCGGAACCAGTTGAAGTAATCTCCGGGCCGGGAGCACAGGAGCGTAGAGCCTGTGCCGATGATGAGCCGGTCTTGGAACACGCCTAGATAGTCAATCTGCCGGCCGAACAGCTGTGGCAGTGGCTGTGAATTCGAGTCACCGACCACGCTGTCCTTATACGCCGGGCAGTTAGCTGCTCCGCCAGTGACCGCGTTAAGCTCCGCTGGAGTGCCACCGATGTATAGCTTACCATCGTGGACGTAGGCCACGCAGAACACCTGAAGCGGCTGGATGACCTGTGCTGCGGACTCCTTCCAGACCACCTCCCCAAACATGCTCCCATCCTTGGTGGTGGCTCGCATGTAGAAGGCGTCCTTGTTATTGGAGCGCTTGGCTGCAACCTTCATCAGCATCCCGTTGTACGCCTGCGGAACCAGCTTCTCAACGGTATCTACCGAGTGCACGTTAACGCGGGCATACGAGTCGTCACCGCCATCATCCAGTGAGGCAAAGGCAACGTTGGCAAGCGTATTCCAGTACACGTAGGCACCCTCATTGGCCACGTTGCCAGCGCTGATATAGGCTTCCAGCTTCAGCTTGAGCTGCTTAGCGATGGCGTCCGGGGCGACGGCTGCTGTGGCCTCTGCTATGTGCTTGGTCACTGCCGTGTTGTAGGCGTTGGTGCGGTTGGCCACCTCCTGCTGATACAGCCAAGGCTTAGCCTCGTCGTACGGTATATCGGAGGTATCGAGCGTGCCCTGATAGGTAGCTGCCGGGGTAGTATAGCTCACCGTCACCTGCTGCCCATTCACCATGGTCAGCCGTAGCGTGTACGTCCGGGAGAAACCACCGTTCCGAACCCACAGCACACCGTCGCGTGGGGCGTGGGTGTCTACCATGTTGGTGGCGAAGTTGTATGTAGGTGAGAAGCCGTTGACCGCGATGAAGCAGAATTTTCCGATGTTCACGAGGCTGGAGACGCCATTGGAGGTAAGCAAGTTAGCCAACCCACCGTACAGCACTGTAGGGAGGATTTGCTTGGCTGCCTTATCATAAGCCACCACAGGAACAGCGCCGGGGTAGCCAGTTACGCCTTCCTTGGCATAGAACAGCTCGTATTCTTTACCATTGCAGTGGAAGGGTGTCGTGGTGTACTTGCGGGCCAGCTCGGCCAGCTTGGTGGCTGTCATGTCAGAGCCCGAAATCTGGAAGCCGTGCAGGGCTTGGCTGCCGTGTCGGCGAACCACACCCCGCACCGGGTCAGAAATCATGTTCACCTGCTCCGCCATCTGACCAGAGCGGCGAGCCTGCGGCACCTGCTGGGAGACACCGCGATAAACCGATTCAAAGGAGCCTGTTACTTTGGCCATGGTTATCTCCGGTAGGATGCACCCCGAGGACCAGAGCGCATGATTTTGATGGCCAGCTCAGGGGAGAGCATGGGGTTGTACTGCACCTGTCTGATGTGCTCGGCGTTCAGGATAGACCAGCTATCGGCCTTCTCCTGCACCAGCTGTTGCATACGCAGCTGGTCGGCGTCGTAGTTCTTCTGGAACGACAGCACGGCATGGTTCTTGATGTGGGCCTTGGCCATTGTCGGCAGGTCCTCAAACTCCAGCAACCGAACCACCACGCAGAGCTGGTCGCCTACCTCGTAGGTCCCCTCAGCCCGGTTATATAGACGCCGCCCGCGAACAGTTAGACGGTCGTCCCACACCGGGTACACGCTCACCGCATCCTCCGGGGCGTATGTCATGCCGCCTTCGGTCTTACGCAGGGTCACGGTGTCGGTGTTGAACCACCAGTTACGGCCGGCAACTTCAGTCATGGCTGACCGGAACGATGCACGGGCAGCAGGGACGAACGGGTGGTCGTCGGTAATCTCCACCAGAGGGACTTCGCCCATGGTGGCGAGACACCCGTTCACGATGTCGAGTTCAGTAATCAAGGGTGTCTCCTTGGTTCGTTGTGCGCTTCTTCATAGATACTCGATGGAGCACCTATGAAGAAGGGCCCTCGAAAGGGCCCAGATGGGATTACGGCAGCAGCAGCACGCCAGCGTACTCGGCACGGTTCACACCGGCACCAAACGCCATCCAGCTGTCGATGAACCACAGCTTGGACAGGTCGTCGAAGAAAATCTTCGAGGTGACGGGGATGGTGGAACCAGCCAGAACAGCTCGCGGGCTGAACATCAGGCCGATGACCTTGGTGAAGTCGCCATCATATGCGTTGCCGTTGCTGGTGTTGGACAGCAGGTGGTCTGTGATGGTCTTACCGAACACCGCGTTGTTGCTGGTAACTACCGGCACACCGAAGGCGCTGAACACGAAGGTCGAGTTCAGGGTGGCGCCTGCGGAAGTCACGTACTGGCCGTTGACGATGTACTCGGCACGCTGGAGCGCCATGAAGGCAGCCGGCGGCAGTACAAGGATGAAGTCTTCCTCGTTCGGACGAACGTCCTTCTCAAGGAACTTCTCAACGAGGTCGGAAATGCCCTTGTAGAGCTTAGCCGGGTCCTTGTAATCCAGTGCGTCGCCGAAGGTGACTTTGTTGCCGCCATGGTGGCCCGGCATCTGGACTGAAGTGCCAAAGCTGGAGTCGGCTTGCAGGCCGGCCTTGGTAGCCACGATGAACATGGTCTCGTCGAACATGTTGGACATGGCCTGACCTTGCTCACGCGCTACCTCACCTTGGTAGTCGTAGTCGGTCTGGAACTCGTCCAGCATCGGCTCAGCGTTACGTGCGATGACCACGGTGTCGATGGTCACGTACATCTTTGCCTGATGCGGGGTGGTAGACGGCTGCGGGGTCACACCCGGAGTAATCTTGGAAACTGTGGTTGCAGAGATACCGCGCTGGGAAATCTTGCTGGTGCCGCGAACGGAACGCAGATTGATGAAGCCAGCCATAATGGAGCGGCGCTTGATGGTGCCCTCCACGGTGCCGGTGAACTGCTCGGTGACTTCCGCCAGAGGGTCGCCAGCGCCGTGACGCTGGTTAGGACGGGTGATGTCATAAGCTACCGGGGTGCTACCTGCAAACAGACCAGAACCTGCCATATTGTACTTCTCCTAATTGATTAGAACGTTCTATTGTCTCATGGTGTACCGATTCGGGATTGAATCAGCGACCTTTTGCACGAACTGCCGCACGAGCGCTTGACAGCTTCGCATATTCCTGAGTCTGTTTGAAGTCGGGGCCGTATTTGGCGTAGAGCTTCTGGGACTCCTCGGCGAACACACGGGCAGTTACCTCAGTCTGCTGGGTGCTCGGGGCGGTTTTAGTGGGAGGCACAGCCTTGGACGGGACAGTAACGTTGGCTCCGCTGTAAGCCTGTTGGAGCATGGTGGCTGCGGCACGGGCATACACCCCACCGGCACCCAACATATCGTCGATAGCCGCACACTCGTCAGCCGTGGCGTTCTCCACAGCCCAGCCGAGGATGGCTTCGGTGTCTTCACCGAGGATGCTTTGCACCAGCTCGTCGGTCTCCTTCTGGGAGGCTTCCAGAGCAGCGGCGTTAGCAGCGGCCTCGGCCTTCAGAATGGCGACCATCTGCTCGGTGCCCGGCAGACCCTTCTGGGCCAACACGGCTTCCAGCAGGGTGAAGTCGTTAGAGCTCTCGGCCATCTTGAAGGCGGGGTCGTTGGCAGTGATGCCAGCGTCCTTCAGGAAGGTCAGGGCCAGCGACAGGGCCGGCTTGCTCTGCTCGAAGTGGGCGATGAAGCTGTCGATGCTGCCTTCTACCGGCGCCGGGGTATTCTCCGGGGTCTTACCCTTGTCGGCTTCCGCCTTCTTGGCAGCCTCGGCCGCCTTGGCAGCATCTTCAGCAGCCTTGGCATCAGCAGCCTTAGCTGCATCCTCGGCAGCCTTGGCGGCACCGGGGCCGATGGCAGTAGGGGCAGGAGGCTCGGTACCCGGCTGCACACCGGGGATACCACCACCTGCTTCAGCACCATCGGCACCGGCGGCGTTCATGTACTTCAGAGCTTGATTGCGGAACAGCATAGCGGGTTACCTCGTCTGTTGGCCCTTCAGGGCTTGTTGTTGTTGGATGAGTTGCATCTGGCGGTCCTGCTCGGCTTGGTCAGCCTGCTGAACCTCCTCTTGGGTTGCCACGTACTGGCTAGAGCGCAGGCCACGGCCGGCTGCCAGTTCGGACAGGATGGGGCCGAGCTTCAGCCACTTCTGTGTCTCGGGCGGCAGCGCGGTAATCTGCGCCACATCGCCGATGAACAGGCGGACATTCTCAAGGTCCCCGTTGCGGGAGAGGGCGTCGAGCCCGGTCACGATGGTCGGCTTGAACGAGGTGCCCTTCAGTGTGGCCCCGTTAACCCGATGCATCAGCCAGAAGGCCAGCGGCTGCTGGAGGTTCAGCGCAAGCAGCGAGTAAATGCCACCAAGCTGTGTCTCCAAGTCGTTGGCCAGTACCCGGATTTCCTCGGCCGTGACCCGCTCTGCATCCCGCACCAGCCCCTGAGTAATCAGGAAGCCGCTGGAGATTCGTCGGATGTACTTGTCGCCACTCGCCGACACCACCGTGATGGTGTTAGCAATAGCGCCAGCAGATACCATCGTGAGTTGGCCTTCGGTGCCGGGGATAACGTCGCCGTTCCGGCTGCCCTTGAAGTCCTCAATGCGCATGTTCCCTGCGGGGTCCATGAGCCAGCGGAACTCGGAGGCCAGCAAGGCGGCGTTGAGCTCGGCTTCGGAGAGCTGAGACAGCCCCTCAAAGTCGCCAACGTAGTCCTCGACATGCCCGATGCCGTAGTCCTTGGAGTCAGGGAGGCGCCAGTAATGAGCCTGCACCGGCATATCCTCGGGCTTGTAGCGGCCTTGATACTTCGGGTCCTTAATCTCCTTGTCGCCGATGTACTGGCGCTCGATGTACTGCTTGCGGGACGGCTCCCACCACCACCAGCGGTAAAAGTCCACCTCGGCGGCCCCATTACCATCTGCAAGCGCAGCCAGCGCGGGCTCCAGCTCACGGATGACACAGCGCTCCTTTATAATCAACTGGAGCATCTTGCCGGTGTTGTCCCTACACACCACGTAGTTCTTGATGCCAATGACGCGCATCACGTCATCCTGCATCAGCCGGCAGGCATTACCCGTGACAATCAGGTGCGCCAGCAGCTCGTATAGCTTAGGGCGCAGCCCGAGGTTGTCCAGCTCACGCACCGTATCCAGCTCAGTGGCGGACAGCTCCTCCCGCAGCTTCGCCTCGTCCAAGCCAGTGGCCTGAAGTATGCGATTAAGCTGCGCCTTCGGAAGTGTGTACCGCATGAACGGGCGGGACGGTGCAAACATGGCCAGCATCATCTTGTTGACGAGGTTGTTCACGGCGGCCACGCCAACCGACTGGAAGTCGTGGCGAAGCTCGTCGCTCTGCTCGTCGTAAGAGTCCTCTGGGCAGATGCTGGGGATTGTCAGCTGGGAGTAACGCTCGCATCGGCTCTTGAGGCCAGACCGCTTGTTGTCAAGCTCGGCCCACATTCCAACTACCGATTTGCTCATGCGTTCCCCTTACAGGTTGATACCTGAGCTCGCACCGCGGTTGGACATGAAGCGTTCCCGCACGTTGATGCGGCGGCCTTGGCTGTCCGTCTCGTTGGTGGAGCCCGGGGTGAGTTCGATGTCGGCTGTGCCTACGTTGGCTTCTGCTGCCTTCTTGCGTTCTGACTCGGCTTCAGCCACGGCCCTGTCGCGGGCCATTGTGCCCTCTACCTGAGACTGTGCGGCCAGCGCCTGTGCGCGGGTCAGCTTGCGGGCCGATTCGGCCTGCTGCTGCTCGTACGCATTCTGCGCCTTCATCTGGTTGGCCTGCTCCTCCTGTGCCTTCTTGGTGGCGTTGGTGCCGGTGATGAACCCGATGCCCTTGGAAATGGCACCGGTGATACCCTTGACTACTTTGCCCATTAGAGCTCCTTATACGTGATTAGGCGGGCATTGTCGTTGATGTGCTTCATGCGCATCAGCCACCGGCAATTCAGAGCGTGCCCCGCATAAACCTGATGACTCGAAAGCCAACGGGCGACAGCAGGCACTCCACGGTATTCCGGGTGGATGTAGCACACGAGTGGCACAGCGACGTGGCCCCGGTGTAGGTCTGGCTCAGCAGCCATGATTAGTGCCGCTATAGGCTCTTGTCTCGGCCTGCTGAGGTCGAACAGGTAGGACTCGTGCCGGCTGGTCCCTATGACCGACCGAAGTGCTTGCTGTACAAACATCGGCTCCGGCAGAGTTGAGTGTGCTTCGGGGTGGTACGTCTTGAACATCCCGGCTGCTGCTGTTGTGCCAATCATGAAGTCATGACCGGCCCTGCGCAGCTGGCAGCTTCCTTGAAATCGACATCCTTCCATGGATTACCCCGCCACGAAGCCTTTGCGTAGGAGATAGAGGACCTTCTGGCAGCCCAGCTGGAAGGACATTTGCTCCGGTGTGCCTGACGATGGCTGGCCAATCAGCTTCTCCAATTGGTCATACGCTGCTGGTGTCAGGCGGTGAACCTCTTTTACGGGTTGTACGCTATTATCGGGCTGAGACATGCTATTCTCCGTTCTGTGTTCTCATAGCGTACCAATTCAACTTTTAATGCTTAATTTCTGAATCGGTACACCATGAGGGAGCAAGGTGAATCAATAAGGATTATAACTAGGTATTAAACTAGGTATTATCTAGTTATTAACTAAGTATATAAACTAGGTTATCTAAAGAAGTTCGGACTATCCAACACCCGGCGTAAATCCAGATTGCCCAGTTCAGGAGGCGAAGGAACAAACGGGTACTCCTTGTGGACGTTATCTAGCGAGTAATTCTCGTGCATACTGACGAACTCCTCCCGAATCGTCCTGTAGAGCAAGCCAGCGCGGTTTGGAAGCGTTCCGAAGTCGTCGTGGACAAAGTGCATGAACTCAACATCAGAATCGCTTACAGTGCGTCCTGCGCGGTATTGGAAGCCGTTGGTGGTGAAGGCCATGTGTGAAGCGTCAACCGAGTGGATGAAGTTCGGCGGCATACCGTTCCGGTGCCTGACAGCATCGGCCCGCTCCGTCTCCTCCAACACAGTAAGCCGAACCTTCTTGCCTCCAGTGTGCGTCCATACCCGGATGTCATCCATCTTGTTGTAGGTTTGGATTACCCGGAAGCCTGACGGGGCTACCCATGTGATGTACTCCCCACCCTCCTTCATGACCATCCGGGCCACCTTCTGGAGCCAGTCCATGGCCTCACGTGCCTTCACAACCACGTCGCCGATACCGGCCCACACCAGCTTGCCGGCATAGTCCGCATAGTCGAACCGCTGCTCGTCGTCGAACAGGCTGTGCTCGGTGCAGTAGTCAACGATTGACTTGCGGCAGGTGCCGTAGGTCGAGCCGTACACCAGCGTCATTGTTGACTTCTTGGTCAACGACCGGTTGAAGCCCACCTCACGCCACGCTATCTGCGGCGGCGTTGCTGGCGCCTTCTCGTTGCGCGTTGCTGCTGCCCGCGCCACATCACCGTAGATGTCGTTTGGCTTGCTTCCGTGTTCGGAAATGAGGTTGGTTGCCCGTCCACCAACTTCGTCACGTAGAAGGGCGGAGTAATTCTGAAGCCCGTTACAGGTTCCGTCGAAGGGGACAGCGAGGCGGCTGACAAATCCTTCAGGATTGGCCGCCCATTCCCCATACTCAAGACACGCAGCGAGGAATTGGAGTGGCTTGTCAGCACCAGTCCACCAGTCGTAGGCACCCCTTTCAAGAGGCGAAGCAGCGCAGCGTAGTAACTCTTCCCGGTGCGCATCGACCCAACTAACACAGTCATCAAGTGACTCCTTATCAATACCGAATTTGCTGGCTATACCCAGCTTGAACCAGTATACTGACTCCTCATCTTCGAGCCGGCACCCGACCGCCGATTGCAGCAGCGCCTTCTGGAGGTCGCTACCCTGTGGGTTCACCGAATCACACACCGCGTACATCCGGCCACGGTCGTCAGCCTGATAGGCGAAGTAGAACCGCTCGAACACCGACAGTTCCTCGGCATCCCGCAGGGCTGCATTCATGACGATGGCCTTCTTGCCACGCTGCATGGTTTGCGTGTGCCAGTCCCGCTTCAGGCGCTTCCATTTCTGGAACACCTCCTTCTGGGCCTCTGAGAGCTCCTCTCCCGTGTCCAAGAAGGCTGGCCGCTGGGGTGGTTCGAGTGCGAGCTTCGAGATAACACAGTCAGTCTCAAAGCCTCTGGCGACCATGCTCTTAACGAGTCCCAGCAGGCGGAGGTTGATGCGCCACTTCACCTTCTGGTGGTAGTTCAGCATCTTCAGAATCACCGATAGGTCAGTCCCCTCGGACTTCATGAACTCCATCTGCTGGCTGGTGCCCTTGAAGAATCTGGTGCATTTGAATCTCATGTCACCGTGGTAGCCGCCGTTCAGCCCCTCGTCATCCCAGTCACGGGGAGGTATGAGCAGCGGGCCATTCCGACCGGACAGGTTCACAAGCTTGCCGGCCATGGCTGCCATGTGCTCCATGCTCTCCCGGTTCAGGGAGACTTGGAGGACCGTCTTCTGCTTGATGTAGACCATCTGCGAGTGCAGAAGGCCCTCCTGAATCATCAAGTCCACGAGGAAGCTGCCTACCTGTACCTTGGTGGCCGGCCCCCACTCCGGGAGCGGTACGCCGTTCTTCTCGGCCTGCATCCGGTATACGGTCATCCGGTGCCGCAGGCTCTTGGACATGCGGTTCTTGAAGTCCTTGGTCAGCGACTCGAACAGCTCAGGCTCCATGTCTTTGAACTGGCACAGCACCAGCTCAGCGTAGATGGCCTTTCCCACCTCGGCCGACAGCCGTGTGAAGGAGACAGCCTCCTTGGACGTGCTCAGGTTGTTGATGGCAATGCTGAGTGCAATCAGCATCACCGCATCCGGCTCTAGGTCCTTGAGAAGCGGGGAATGGGCTTTACTCCTTCCCGGCTTGCCGAGGTCCACTGTCAGCTCTGTAGCGAGCCGATGGGACAGATTGAGGACATGCTTCCGCAGCAGCGTGGTGCCGAGCGGGGTATCCGTCATCCTGCCCTGCTCCTCCGCCTTGGCCAGCGTGCGTCTCATGCGCTCCCGGCCATCTGCTCGTTGACGTGTCTCCCACGCCAGCTGGTCCTCAATCGTCGCCATGTCAGTCTCCGAACTCGATTATGTTGTCACTGCGGAGAGCGAGCACTATGGCCCGCCCTCGTTCTGGGTCGTCTTCCGACAGCAGGTTCAGCTCGACTGCGGCATCTGCCGGGTCAGTCGTGAAGTGAGCCTTCCACTGTTGCACGTACGAGAGCCATCCGTTTGCGGTAGTCTTCGCACACGGCATTCATCACCTCCTCCACAGCTTTGTGGGGTTGGCCGTCTTCCAGCACGATGTCGTGAACCACGATGTCGAACTGACCGGCGGCGGCCGGGTCGATGTAGTTGCGGGAGTCACCCTCTAAGGTGAACCCTTCGCGGAACAGTCGGAACACCACAACATGGTGCAGGTCCGTCAGGGCCACAGCCTCGCTCAGGAAGCCGCTGTCGCTGAAGACGTGGTAGTGGCCGGGGTTGTCCACGGTCGCCTTGCGAGCACGCTTACCGAACTCGCCGTCACCATACAGCGGCTTGATGATGCTCTCGCTGATGTGAATCAGGAATCCACGCGGGCTGTAGCCGCCCAGAGCCGGCGTAGGCAGCTCCTTGCGCTCCCGGTGGTACAGGTAGTCCCACTCAGCCTTGGTGAGCCCAGAGAGCGACAGAGCCATGCTGAACAGGGCCTCCTTGAACTCTCGGTGGTTCGCCCGGCGGCGGTGCTCGTTCCGGTGCCAGCCATTCAGCTTGGCGACCAGCAACTTGGCCAGCGTGTCCTTGCCGGAGCCGGCCGGCCCATTGAACAGGATTGCAATGCTCATGCTTTCTCCCCGTTACCAGCCTGCTTGTCCAGACTGGGGTTGTCGTAGTGGGTGCCTTGCAGACAGGGCACGCCCATCTGCCTGAAGTGCTTCACAACGTGCTCGGCGTCGTCAAAGGCCATGATGACCTCGTGGTTCATCCGATGGCGAATCATCTTGACCACCTCTTCCTTGAACACGGTATCGACGCGGTGGTCATCAGCAGCCCGCATGATTAGCTCGCGGTCAGGCCGTTCAAGCAGGATGCCGTGCTTCAGCAGCCACGCCACCGTGATGGCGCGGGCAATCTCGCCCCGGCAGGTCAGGATTATGCAGGCCCAGCCCTCGCGGCGCATCGTCTTGTAGAGCTCGATGTTGTGCAGGATTGGAGCATCGTTGATGGCCGCCATGTTGAACTCGTCCCACGCCTCGCAGCGGTTGGCCTTGTCCTTGGCCGGCAGGAGGTGCAGCCTGTGAAGGCCGCAGCTCAGAGTACCGTCGAGGTCCCAGATGGCGATACGGCGGCCGCAGCCTACCGTAACCGGAACGAAACCGTCATAGCGATTCATCGGCCCACCCAGCGCCCATCGGCGTCCAGCAGCATGGGGATGTGCTGGGGGCAGCCATCTGTGATGACCATGGCCCCGAGGATGGGCTTCTTCAGCGCCAGCTTGCCGTAGGCGAAGGCCAACGACTTGCGGTCAATCAGGCACCCGGTGTAGGCCCCGAAGTACAGCTTGGCCGAGCTGGCGGCCCAGCTCACGCCGAACTTGCCGTGCTCGTGCCCGGCCACCAGATTGACGTTCTCGTGGGCAGCGTGGCTCACCGCATCGCCGCTGGCTTGGTGCACAAAGCGCACGGTGCCCAGCACGGTGTTGATGTTCCATGCCTCGCCCCAGCTCCAGCCTTCGCCACCACCCTGCGGGAACAAGATGTCCCGGTAGCGGCGAATCATGGCAGCCGGCAGCCCGTGGGCCTTCGCCTTGCGGTAGACCAGCGAGCCGTGGTTGGAGTCGCAGACCAGCACTTCAGTGAACACCTTCACGAACTTGGCAAGCCAGTCCTTGGCGGCTTCCAGCTCGTCCCCGGCGCTCTTGAGGTCCGGGTCGCTGTCGTGGAAGCTGATGGCGTGGTTGTCCACTTCATCGCCAATCTGGATGACCAGCTCGGGACTGTAGCGCTCCTTCAGGTCGGTCAGGAAGGCCAGTGCATCCGGGTGCACATACGGGGCATGTAGGTCGCCGATTACCAGAATGCGGCGGCACTCGTCGCCGTGGGTTACGAAGCGTGGCAGACTCCCCAAGTCGTCCCCGCGGCTCGGCTTGTGAATCTTGCGCTCCTGCTTCAGCTCCCGGTCGGCGCGGGCCTTGATGCCATCATGGCCGATGTAAATCTTGCGCCAGTAGCGCACCAGCTGCCGGCTGATTTCCTGACCAGAGCGGCGGCTGTACTCCTTAGCGGCCACGCCGTTGTTCGGGTGGGCCGACAGGATTGCTTCGTGCTGCTCTTTGGTGAACAGGTCTTTCAGTTTCCACTTCATGCTTTACGCTCCCGCGCTTGTTTCTGACGTGCACGGGCTCGCGCCTGTGCTGCTTGCAGCCGGGCGTCTCCGGCCTTCTTCTTCTTCTCAGCCTCGGAGAGGTGAGTAGGGTAGAGCACGCCCTGACCCGGCTGGCGCAGGTAGGCCACCAGCTTATCCAGCCACGGGACAATCTTGGAGTAATCCATGCCAAGACCAGCCCATCGGCCGGCGGCATTGGCTACCTTGCCTTCGGCGCCGTTGCATCCTCGGCAGAGAACGCCACGAACTTCGCCGGTCATGTGGTCGTGGTCAACCACCACGTTCTTCGGTTCCATGCCGGAGAAGGGCTTGCCACACAGCGGGCAAGCCTTGACCTTCTCAATCAGCTGGTACTTCAGAGCGTTCAGCTGTGAGCGGGTCAGTTTACGCATCGCAGCCCTCGGTGCCGGTGACTGCCTCGACGCCGGCCGGGGCCTTGGCTTCTACGCCGGTCTCCTCGTAGCCTTCGTCAACCTGCTGGCTGTACTTGAAGCCTTCGCCTTCGACGTAGCCGTGCTCCTTGATGTAGTCGGAGAAGGCCCCGTACATTTCCGGGTCAGTGACAAGACAGACGATAGCCACGCCACGGTGGCGCTCGATGGCATAGAAGCGGGTCGAGTCGTCCTTGGCACCCACCACTTCTACGATGGCTTCAATGGACTTGCCACGGGGCAGGCCGTTCACGTAGGTCGTCTCGATGACGCCCACCTGTTTCAGGATGCCGGCAGTGACCGCCTTGCCCAGATGGGCGAGAGTGGTGGTGTGCAGGCCGGGTTGGACGCAGATGGATTTGATTTTACCGTTCAGCATGGGTGAGCTCCTTATCGAACCATTTGGATTTGAACTGTTGCATCAGCCACGGGCCGATGTCAGTCTCGAAGACGCCTAGCGCCTTGCAGTGGTGGTAGAAGGTGTAGCCCTTCTTGGGGTAGAGCCACAGCAGCCAGCCTTCTGGCCACGGGTTCTGGTTGATTGCCTTGTAGGCAGAAAGAACGTGGTAGGCTACCGGGAGCTCAGTCGAGGCCCCAGAATACCTCTCCAGACTCGAAAAGGTAGCGACCGGACCGCATTGCTTCCCCTGATACTTCAACAGGCCCTTGATGTTGTCGGCTGTGTCGCCCATCATGAGCTGTGCCCAGAAGAACAGCGGGCCGCGCCCAACCACTTTCACTGAGCTCGACAGCTCTTTCAAGTCCAGAGTCCCGATACTGTTCAAAGGTACGCCCGGCACTACCTGCCACGTCTCCTTGTCCAGCATTCTGTTTCGTGTGCATAAGAGGTCCTTATCCTCAGAGAAGATGACGCAATCATCGCCCCACTCGACACCATCCATGATGACGGTATCGTCAGCCTCGAACGTGTCGTTGAACACGATTTCGATTTCGGGCGGCAACTCCAGCATCCTCCGGCCGATGGCGTAGCGCAGTGGCTCAACCATGGGCGGCTTCGTGCCACTCTTGCGATTGCCTTGGTAGGGCTTCTGTGCGAGCACTGTGAAGCGTCCAGCCTTGGTGCAATGCTTCGGTGTAAGGTGGCACCGGATGATGTCAGCGTTCGCTAGGAGGCCCTTGGTGAGGGCATCCTGAATGAACCGACGCTTGGCCGTCTCCAGCGAGTTCGTCGTGGCTGCTATCCGGTAGATGGCGGAATCCGCATCGTAGGCCAGCAGCCCGAACTTATCGCCGGGAAGGAACATAGGGGCGGTGTTGGCCGCCCGCCCCTTCAGCCGCTCTGGAATCACAGCGGCGGCATGTCGTCTTCATCGACCTCGACAACCGGGTCCGGCTTGAACGGCGGCTTACCGTCGTCGGCAGCCTGACCGTTCTTGGCAGCGACGGCTGGAGTATCGTCCTCGTCGTCCAGACCCGGCAGGCCCGGCTCATCTTCCGGCTTGTCAGTAGCAGCAGGGTTGCCACCGCCGACCAGAGCGAACCACGCGGACTCCTTGAAGCCAACGGCAGACCGGACGGTCTTCTTCTGCGCTTCGCTCAGCGCTTCAAAGTCCGCCTTCTCCAGCACGTCCCACTCGAACACCTTGAAGTAGTCTTCTGGAGCGGCCGGCACCTTGACCGGCTCGTAACCGACCACGTTGTCGTCTTCATCCAGAATCGGCTTGACCGCTTCCTGAATGGTCTCTTCCTTGATGTTGGCGAACACCACATCAGGCTTGCCCGCTTCCTTGGCCGGTTGTGCTTCGTGCACAATCTCCAGCGTGAAGGTGCGGTCCAGCAGGCCGATGAAGTGCTGGGCATCGCCCTTGGGACACATGCGCTTGAACAGCTTGAGGGCGTTCGCCTTCTCGCTGCGGCTCACCAGATACGGGCGGCTGGTAATGAGCATGGGCTTCCCGTCCTCGCGGGCCCAGCTCTCTTGAGCGGAGTTCTTGCCGAACAGGGCGAACACCAGACGGAACTTGTTCGCCGGCTTCTTGTCCGGGAACTTGCGGTCCTTCTGCGGACCGGTCTCGATGTAGCCGACCAGACGGGCACGGGCTCGGCCAGCGGGTGGCGGGGTGAAGTCACCACCACCACCGGCAACCGCTTCACCTTGGTCGCCGTGACGCTCTACTGCTGCCGCCGCACGGGCCGCCAAACGCTCTTGTACTGATGCCAT